AAACGTCCTATTCTTAGAATGTTTTTGCCATACCAATCAGCTTTGTACTCCAACATAGTTACAAAAGTTGACCAGCTTACATCATTTATGGCTTGTGCTAAATTGTGGTTTTTCACCATATTACTTACCGCCAAATCCTCTAAACAAATCGTTTGGTTCTCACGAATCAGTTGTGTAGAAACTTTGTGTAAAAAATCTTTGCGTTTGTTTACTACCTCTTCGTGTAGTTTGGCAATCTTCTTTTTAGTTCGCTTGCCTTTGTGCTTTGAATACTTGCGTTGTACATATTTTAATTTACTTTGTGCTTTTCGTAGGTGTTTAGGATTTTCAAAAACCTCGCCATCAGAGGTGATAGCAAAATCTTTAATTCCTAAGTCAATTCCAATAGTAGTGCTTTCGGTTATTGGTGCTTTAGTTGGTATTTCAGTATTAGTATCAACCAATATTGAAACAAAATATTTTTCTGTTGGAGTAACGCTTATAGTAGCACTTTTAATTGCTCCTTTAATTTCACGATGTAAGACTATATCAATCCCCTCTTTGAACTTTGGTATTATTAACAGGTTATTTTCAACAAGTACATTTTGTGGAATAGAAAAAGATTGTTTTCCTTTATGCTTTGACTTGAATTTTGGAAACCCCGCACCTTTAAAGAATTTCTTAAAAGCAATATCCATATTTTGTATGGATTGCTGTAAAGATTGGCTATTTACTTCTTTCAACCACTCACATTCTTTTTTAAGGTCAGGAAGTTGTTTAATTAAGTCAAATGGAGAAAAGTTATGTTTAGAACCAATATATGCAGCGTTTTTAGTTTCCAATGCAAGGTTATACACAAAACGGCTACTACCAATATGTTTGGTAATAAGTTCCTTTTGCAACTCGCTTGGATATATCCTATATTTAAACGCTTTAAACATACTTAGACTATTACAAAAACTATGCCAATTTATACAAAACAGACAAAATGTCAAAATTATTCAAAATGTAAGTGTTAAAGGAGTCGCTTACATCCCATCCACGCTAAGGCGATGAATGGGTTTTACGCTCCGTTTTATAAAATAAAAGCAGAGGTATTAGATATTTTTTACTGTATACAAGAGAATCCAGATAAGGAATTCTTAATAACAAAAGTAGGATGCGGTCTTGCCGGATACACTATAGAAGATATTGCCCCTTTGTTCAAAAGCTTTAAGAACTTGCCTAATGCTATATTTCCTGAAGAATTTGAAAAATATTTTAAATAAATATTTGACTTTTTAAAAATAAAAATATACCTTTAAGGCTAAATTAAAATGCTTATGTATGATATGCGAAAAATGTGAGGAGTTGAAGAACCGTTTAAAAAAATCCGCCGGAGATGTGGTTACGATTTTTTTAAACGGTAAAGAAGAAGGTAAAGCTATTCTTGTAGAACCTAAACCTTCTTGGTCAGATAGCTGTCCGTTTCCTATTCAGGAATCAGAAGAGGAAGGAGGATGCGAACAGGTAAATGTAGTATCAAAGTCCTGGGTGGTAGAGTTCATAGGAGATAAATTCAATAACAAATTCACCACTTGCAGAAAAGTGTTGGAGTTTTATTCCTGCGGAGAACTAACCATAGAAGACGATGAGGATGACTCGGATGTAGAATAATTTTTAATAACCTAAATAATAACAAAATGAATCTTTACGAAATTGATCATGACTTTTTAAAACTACAACAAGCATTAGAAGAATCCGATGGAGAACTTACAACGGAAATAGCCCAAATGTTGGATGAAAACGAAGCCAATATGGAAAAGAAGTATAGTAATTATGTAAAAATGATTAATATGTTTTCTGGAAAAGCCGACATGATTGACAATGAGATAGCCCGGTTAACTAAGTTAAAAAACTCTCAAAAGTCTTCAGCGGAAAGATTAAAAACTGCATTAGCAGATTCTTTGAAGCTGAGAATGCTTGATAAGTATGATGGTACATTCTTTAAACTTTCTTGGAGGAAATCTTCTTCAGTAGAAATAGAAGATGAATCATTGCTTAACAAAAAATACCTAAGGGTAGTCACAAGTCCTGACAAAACTGCTATCAAAAATGATATACAGGCCGGTAAGAAAGTAAAAGGTGCCTACATAAAAGAAAACTCTAACCTTCAAATTAAGTAATTATGAAAACAAGAATATTATTTTACCATAGACTATGTGTCTTTATTTATGTACTTTTAGTATCAGTTATTTTTTGCGGTTGCGATGTATCCCGTATGGCTAAAGAACGATCGAATTTATTACAAACATCTACAGAAGTTAATGGGTATCTGATATCAATAGTAGAATTCGATAGTTGTCAATATCTAATATCGGGACAGGGTGTTTCGCAAATGATGACCCATAAAGGTAATTGTAAATTTTGCGCAGAACGTGACAAATTAATCCATTCAAAATAATAAAAATGACAGTAAAATTAGTATCACTTACAAAGTCGCTGGTAGAAGAAAAAGAATTATCAGCAGAAGAATTGATTGTTTATGTAGCAAGGGTTTCAAATCCTTCAAATCAATTAAACTCCGAAACTTCGGATAAACTTATTGCCTATATGGTAAAAAACAAACATTGGTCGCCTTTTGAAATGTGCGATATGACTGTTGAAATTGTTACAAGTCGGGGCATTGCGCAACAAATTTTAAGGCATCGTTCTTTTTCTTTCCAAGAATTTTCACAACGCTATGCAGAAGTTACAGACTTTGAAGCGGTGCAATTGAGAAAATCAGGAACTACAAATAGACAAAGTAGTTCAGAAGTATTTGACCCAATTATTGACGGTAATGTTGAAGCATCAAGATTGATCGAAAACCACTTAAAAGAAAGTGAAGACTTATACAAGTCTTTATTAAATGCTGGTGTAGCTAAAGAATGTGCAAGGTTCGTTTTGCCATTGACAACGCAAACTAAAATCTATATGAAAGGTAGTGTTAGAAGTTGGATTCACTACTTGCAAATTCGTTGCGATGGTCATACTCAATTAGAGCATCAGCAAATTGGACTTGCTATTTTAGATATTTTTAAAACAAATTTCCCTAACATTTCAAAAGCATTAGAACTATGATTAAAGAAGCGGTTAATCACCCACAACATTATGGAGGCGAAAACAACCAATATGAAGCCATAAAAGTTATTGAGGCGTGGGACTTAGATTTTTGTTTGGGTAATACTGTGAAGTATATCTCAAGGGCAGGAAAGAAAGATAATATCGTTCAAGACTTGAAAAAAGCAAAATGGTATTTAGAACGCAAAATTGCTCAATTGGAAATGTATGGTAGCAATGGGGCATAACGTTTTCGGGCTTGGCGAAGTGGCTGAACCCGATGCTAAATAGAATTACTAAACTTTAAAATTAAAAACGAATGTTAGATAGAATTACTGAACAGCCATTTTGCCAAACCCGTGTTATGTGCAGGGCGGTTGATAACCTTGAACTTCTTTTGTCGCAACCTGATGAAAGTGTAGATTTGATTTACTGCGATATACTTTACGGAACAGGGAAAGATTTTATGGATTATAAAGACTTATATCCAATGCGTGAAATAATTGAAGAACATTATTTGCCACGTTTAAAAGAAATGCACAGAGTATTAAAAAGCACAGGAAGTATTTATTTGCAAATGGATTACAGAATAGTTCATTGGGTTCGATGTTTAATGGATGATATTTTCAGTTATAGTAATTTTAGAAATGAAATTATATGGCATTATCGAACAATGAAAAATGACACAAAATCATTTAAAGAAAAGCACGATAATATTTTGTTTTATAGCAAATCAAATGATTACTGTTTTAATTCAGATGATGTTAGAACAGAACATACAGAAGCAACAAAGAAAAGATATAAACGTGCTAAAAGTGGATTTACGCAGGGGGAATTAAAAGATAAAGGCAAAATACCTAATGATGTTTGGGATGATTGTTATTTAGTAAATAATCAATTTACAAGAGAAAGTGTAGGCTATGCAACCCAAAAACCAAAAGCATTGATTGAAAGAATAATAAAAGCAAGTTCAAACGAAGGCGATACAGTTGCAGATTATTATTTAGGTAGTGGAACAACAGCAGTAGTTTGTAAAGAATTGAACCGAAATTTTATAGGATGCGACATTAATCCAAAGGCTATTGAAATAACAAATGCTCGTTTAGATGCACTTTCGTAGCCTTGCACATAACGGTTGGGTATATATGCAGTACCCTTGCACCGAACTTTAAAAATTAGTATAAACCTTAATAGGGTATTGCATATATACCTTGTTAGCAAATCGTAAAAATTATGGAGTTTGAATACAAAATAGATACTTGTTGGGGTGAAAATGATGAACATCAAGAATATCTTAACAGAATGGGAAAAGATAGATGGGAGTTGGTGTTTGCTAAAAGTGATGGTGGTACATTTATAACATATACTTTCAAACGAAGGAAGGAATAATTTTTATGTTTGCTAACGTTGAGTATATGGTGTGTAGCCGACACCTAAAACCTGGCTATAAAACACAAATGTTTAATCGGCTATACACTATATACATTGTTAGCCACAGTACGGTAAATTTATGAAAATATTAGTTGCGTGTGAAGAATCACAAACAGTATGTAAAGCGTTAAGAAATAAAGGACACGAAGCCTTTTCTTGTGATATTCAAGAGAGTAGCGGGGGGCATCCCGAATGGCATATAAAAGATGATGCCATTAAAATTGCTTATGATTTGAATTATAAATGGGATATGATGATTGCCCACCCACCTTGTACTCATTTAGCCGTAAGCGGTGCAAGATGGTTTAAAGAGGGTGTTAAACCAAAATATTTACAAGATGAAGCAGCAGATTTTTTTATTAAACTTGTAAATGCACCAATTGAAAAGATAGCAGTTGAAAACCCTATTTGCATTATGAGTACAAGGTATAGGAAACCAGACCAAATAATTAACCCATTTCAATTTGGACACCCTGAACAAAAGAAAACCTGTTTATGGTTAAAAAACTTACCTAAACTGAAAGAAACTAACAATGTTTATGATTATATGATGACACTACCAATTAAAGAAAGAACCAGGATACATTGGCTTGGAAGCAATAAAAGCAAAGAACGTTCTAAAACCTATCAAGGAATTGCAGATGCTATTTCTGAACAGTGGACGTAGTATTGTGGCTAACGGTTTGCAGATTTGCGATGGGCGGGACTTTTGAAAACGAATTTATCAACTTAAAAACAGAATTTTATATGAAAACGAAAACATCATTAAACCACGAAACCCCGCCTATTGCAAATGTGCTGTTATGCGAGGTTGTTTTCACTAAGGATATGTTCATTAAAGCTATCCACGAAATTGAAAAACAATATAATCACGACCGCAAATGTTCGGATGCGTTTAAGGTTCTTTTGCCTAATGATTATACAAGCAATTACGATAATCACTGGTTGCAAAATCAACTTATCGAAATACTGCAAATTGCAATGAATGACAACCATAAAGATAGTTGGATAGAATATTACTTATGGGAACTTGATTTTGGGCGTAAATGGAAAAAGGATAGCGTAAAAGTGAAAGGCAAAAACTTTAAACTTCAAAATGCTTATGATTTGTGGGACTTGCTCAATCTCGCATAACGGTTTAGGGCTTGGCGAAGTGGCTGAACCCGAAGATAAATAGAATTACTAAACTTTATAATTAAAAACGAATGATTGATAGAATTACTGAACAGCCATTTTGCCAAGCCCGTGTTATGTGCAGGGCGGTTGATAACCTTGAACTCCTTTTGTCGCAACCTGATGAAAGTGTAGATTTGATTTATTGCGATATTCTTTATGGAACGGGTAGAAATTTCGGTGATTACCAAGACTTAAAACCGATTAGAAGTGAAATAGAAAACCACTACCTACCAAGACTTATTGAAATGAAAAGAGTTCTAAAACAAAACGGCTCAATTTATTTGCAAATGGACTACAAAATAAGCCATTGGTTGCGTTTAATTATGGAAGACATAGGTTTACTATTCCAAAATCAAATAGTTTGGCATTATGGACTTGGAAACAATAATAAAAAAGGGAATTGGCAAGATAAGCACGATGTAATTCTTTTTGCCACCAAAACTAAAAACTATACTTGGAACGATATGAGAGGCGATGTAACACCACAAATGAAAGCTAAATATTGCCACCAAGACGAAGATGGCTTTTATATGATGAGTTACGGCAAAAAGTATTATTTAAAAGGTGGCAAAAGAATGGGTAATGTATTTGATTTGCCAAATTTATCAGCAACCGATGGCGAAAGAGTAGGATATAATACTCAAAAACCCAAAGAACTAATAAGCCGTTTTGTTTTAGCTTCCACGAATGAAGGCGATACAGTTGCAGATTATTATTTAGGTAGTGGCACAACCGCAGTAGTTTGTAAAGAACTGAACCGAAATTTTATAGGTTGCGACATTAATCCAAAGGCTATTGAAATAACAAATGCTCGTTTAGATGCAGTTTCGTAGCCTTGCACATAACGGTTTCGGGCTTGGCGAAGTGGCTGAACCTGATGCTAAATAGAATTACTAAACTTTAAAATTAAAAACAAATGATTGATAGAATTACTGAACAGCCATTTTGCCAAACCCGTGTTAGTGGCAGTACTTTTGTGAATGCTGATTGCTTCGATGTTTTTCCTTTTATTGCCGACAAAAGTGTGGATGCGATTATTGCCGATTTGCCTTATGGAACGACTGCTTGCAAGTGGGATAGCATTTTGCCTTTGGATAAACTTTGGGCTGAATACAAAAGAGTATTAAAAGACGATGGTTGCATAATACTTACAGCTTCCCAACCTTTTACAAGTGCTTTGGTAATGAGTAACCCGAAAATGTTTAAGTATGAATGGATTTGGAAAAAGACAAGATATAGTGGTAACTTAAACGCTACAAGGATGCCATTAAAAGCACACGAAAGCGTTTTAATATTTGCGAAAGGCAAAACAAAGTATTTTCCAATTAAGACAGAAGCACCTGAACACTTAATTGACAAAAGAAAAACTATAAACCCAAGCATCGTCAAAGATGGTGGAGCATACAATGGAAGTAAGGGCTTTGTAAATATTCGCAAAAAAGACGATGGTACGAGATATCCAATAAGTGTGCAGGAGTTTAAGAACCCTAACAATAATAGCTTACACCCAACACAAAAACCTATTGAGTTAATGGAATACTTGGTAAAAACCTATACAAACGAAGGCGATATGGTTTTAGACAATACAATGGGTTCAGGAACAACAAACTTGGCTTGTATCAAACTAAACCGCAAATCAATTGGAATTGAAAAGGAAAAACAATATTACGATGTCGCTGTTCGGAGGGCTTTGGAGTATTGCCACTAACGTTTTCGGG